GCGCCATAGAGAACGATTCAGACGCATTAATATTTCTACATACACCGAGCGAAGATTTAAAGCCGCACAAGGGTATGTTAACAATGGAAATATTTAATAAAGTCAGGTTTGGCGAAGCTGGGATTAAGATGCTTAGAAACGAGTTGGATTATCAAAGGTTTGCTTGTTCAGATGATGATTATAAAGAGCCAGATGATAGTTTTAATTAAAGCTAAAAGCTAATTGGTAATTAATTTAAATATAATTGCAGATAAGTGTATACATCTAAATTTAGATATGTAATTATAACCCCACTGAAGCAAACAAGCGAAGCGAAATTATAATGACTACATCACAAGCTAAAAAATTAATAAACATAGAGTTTTCATCTTTAATGGGTTTTGATTCTTCAATAAATTCAGATTGGCAGTGGCTAGCGGTAGGAGTAAAAACAGGTCAAATTACTCCATCAGACGCAGCAAAAAAAGTTTTCAAAGGAATTAAGTTTTAATAGCTAGCCCTTCGGGGCTATCAGCCGAGGTAAGACAATGGCAAACACTAGAAAAAACGCATTGCATGAAGGTCTTAAGATAGACCATTCTCAAAAAGTCCGTGAAGCTCTTGAGGCTTGGGTTGATAGCGGGGAGGATATCGGCGTTATAGAGCATGAAATTGAAGACATTGTCTGTAACCTGCAAGATTATATTTTATAAACCGCCCCTTAACTGGGGCTTTCAGGTGCAAAGTCCACGGACACAGAATATACAGATAACCCAACACAGGAGATAAAGACGATGTAACGCTAGGGTAACGCCCTTAACGATTAAAGCCCCTACTGCTTAGTGTAGGGCTTATTCACATGATGACTGTAGCTCAGTTGGTAGAGCAGTCGGGCCTCGTTAGTTAGTGTACTAGTCGCAAGGGGTTGACGGATTGGTCGCAGGTTCGAATCCTGCCAGTCATCAGTTGAATAAGTTTATAACCAAGGAAACAACATGGTAAAAGATAAAGATTTTGACGAGCCGTTACGGGATTTTAAATTGCGCGTTGCTCGTGTGTATGCGTATAACCTAAAAGAGCCTAACGCTGAATTGCATATGGAGACGCCAGAAAGGTGGCGGCACACACAAATAAATAGCTCTGCAACTCTGGCTTTGCTTTATTCGGTTTTAGGTCGAAGTAAAGAATCTGGTGAATTCACTGAAGTAAGGTCAGTTGCTGTAGTAAGTGGAGTTAGGGCAGTAAAAGATTTATTAGACGCACATGTATCAATATACGCAGCTAATAAGGCATTAGGCATGGGTAAGAGTATTAACAAGCTCAAAGACTGGGCTAACAATGGCGCAATAGTTGACGACAACGGGCAGCCGTATATTAAATCAGGCAAGGTAATCGAGGGATGGAAACGATGAGAAAGTTTAAGGTAGGTGATGAGATAGTTAGAGTGAGCGTTGAAACAAGCTGGGCGCATATTGGGTACAAATCTACAGTTTTAGAAAATTATGTGTATTTGTGTAAAGATGGTAAGTACACGCCTGTTCATGATGAACATTGGGAGCTAGTTAAACCCAAATGGACAATCTACAACAACGATAAAGCATGGCAAGATTTAAGCGATAAGCAGAAGGGTAAGATGTTGTTAGCTGCTCACAATGGCAGTTCTTTCGGGGGCACTGATAAAACAGAATTTAACAATCCAGATTATGCTTATAAAGCAAAGCCAGAGCTAACAATGGCAGAGCTGTTTATTGATGACTGGAACGAGTTAAGCACTGGCTTTCCATTTTCAAAACAAATGATTGCTAAGGGATGGAAACGATGAAAATAATCTTATCACTTTATCAGCCAATTGAGGGCTTATACCATTTGGACAATAATGGTCAAATAACAGGGTTTAATGGTGTTGAGTTAACAATATCAGGTTGCATAGCCCTTAATCTTAATGGTCGTCATATTAGTTTGTTAGATACTACGCTTGTCAAAGAAGCTACACAGCTAATGATTGATAACGACATAACTATCACTAACGAAGCTGACAAGGTAGGTGTTTGATGGATAGTGGATTTGGAGTTTCTATTCTTGCAATATTTTTAACTGCATGGATAACGTTTGACACGACAGCAAGCAGGTCTGATATTTTAATTAAAAACATTCCTAGCATTGAAAACTATAACCTTTGCGAATCTTTAGGTACCGAGCTGCATAGCTTTGACAAATTGACATCTACTTGCAAAAACGGATTTGAATTTGATTTAATCAAGGTAGGTGTGTAATGACTCAGTTTAAGTATCAAGTTGTGACAGATGCAGAATTAGAAGAGTTATTTCACAATAAAAATTTTGGATTTGAAATAACCGCTTGTGTAAAAGCTAAACGTAAGCAGCTTTTAAAAAATGTAACTGACAAGTTTAACGGGTATTGGAATGGACATAACGCATTCCACATGATGTTAGATGCCGGATTAGTACTTGATGGTAAGCCATCAAGACACACAAAGTTAACTCAACGCGGGATTAATTTTATGAATCAAGAAAACGCTAAGGCAGGTGTATAATGGCTATTGAAAAATCATACATTGACATGCTTAAAGAGCGTGATGCAAAAATAGAGGCATTAAAAGAACTACTAAATCTGGCACATGAAAGCCTGGACAGTAAAGATGAGAGGATTGCAGAGCTTGAGAAAAGAAATTCCGAAATTCTAAATAGAGTCGCAGAAGCAGAAACTAGAATGTTGGCAGCGGTCCTAGGTTCTACAGGAGCAATAGAAGATTGTAAAAAATCTATGGAAGCCCACAACCTAGAGCAGCGGGCAAATGGATGCTTTGAAGCAATATTAAACATAAACGCTTATTCTAAAAATGGTTCAGCATTTATTTTAGTTAGAGACGTTAATAATTTTGGTGTCAAAAAACAATTACAAGCCAAAGCACTAAAGGAACAACCAAAAAACAAACTTTAACTAAATCACTAAACCCTGTAAACTGTACCAATAATTTAGATTACCGAGGCTTTAATAAATGCCGAGCAAATTAGCTATAAGTGTGTCGGGAGTTCCAGATGGGTCATATATGACCGTTATAGTTGATCCAACTGACACAACACTTGCCCCGTTGTTTGCTGCAAGTATTGGTTATGTCTCAGGAATAGCAAATACCGGCAATATATCTCCTGATACTGGTACTGCTTTAACTGGTTTTGCTATTGATAACCTTGCAACTCCCGTGAACGGCGCTGTGATTACTGGCGTAACAACCGAATCTGATATAACTCCCGTGACTGGCGGCATGACTCTTACTGCATCATGGGTAACAAGAGGGACAGCTTATACAGAGCTAAGTAACGCACAGTCTGCAAGTGTTAGAGTTGACGCTACAATAGCTAATACGGACAGTGGTATTTTAATGGAGGCAGGTGCGTCGGGTGTTGGACTAGTTCTGTATGTTTATTCTGGGGTTCTATATTTTCAGTGCGGAAATGGCGGCTCATTCGGAACATCAGCAGGAACATCAGAAACTTCATATACACTACCAGCAGGAACTATCACTCCTATAATAGAATGGTCAGCAGACACAAGCAACGCTGTATTATACATAGATGGTGTTGAAGTTGACTCGGAGCCATTTAGTTCGAGCGCGATAGCAGGTGGTAATGCTGGTACAGTGGGTGAAGTTGAAGATGACTGTGCAGTAAACAGAGGCGGCTGGACTAGTGAAGGCGATGGCTCATACGCAAACTCAATTACTCGCTGTGACATATTCTTAAATCAAGTCACACCAGATGTTTAAGATAAAAAATGATAGTTAATACTTGGGGCGCAGTCAACACATGGGTATCTGAGCAGCCGCAAACCATAGGGGTTGTTACTGCTACATTTTCTGATGATTTATACAAAAGTAAATTTGCTGAAAATAAGATTAGTTTAAATTTTAAGCCAAACCAAATAACTGTTATTTTTACAACGCAAAATTATTAAATATTAATAGAGGATTTATGTCACAAGATACAATAGTAAAAGGTCTTAGCAATTTAGTATCAATGGAATTTACATTTACTGAATTGGCTGGTCTGCTAGCATTTAATGATATCCAGATTACTATTGGTGATGAAACATACACGACGTTACTCAACTCGACTCAATTGATTGCCGTGTCACAAACATTGCTTACACTGGACGTAGGAACCACAACATCTCTTGCTATTGGTTCATATACGCCAACGATTAAAGGCGTTATAGGGTCAAAGACATTTGAAATAACTGGTAAGTGTACGCCTTTGCTCGGTGCAATTAATGTATGCTAATGAATAGTTATGCTAATAAAGTGAATAAGTATTTATTTAAGTGGCAGAATATGCGGGTTTATATTTAATAAGGTGAATAAAACATGAAAACAACTGATTTTAACAAAGTTATGGGTTATTTAGATGTCATTGAAGTTGAGTTAAACAAGATAGCCAAAGCTTTTGGCCATGTAAGTTTTAATCAGTTTTTTGATGATTGGCCAAACGTTTGCATGATAAGCACAGAAACAATATAAGCAGGATAAATAATGGCAGCACCTAAAGGAAACCGATTCTGGGAAGCAAGAGCTAAGCATGGGCGAGATAAAATATTCGCAACGCCTGAAATTATGCTAGAAGCTGCCTATGAGTATTTTAACTGGGTAGAAGAGAATCCATTAGGTAAGCAAATCATTTACCAAGGGCTTGCATCTACCGAGCCTGAAAAGTTAATGCGTGCTATGACCATTAAGGGCTTATGTATATTTTGGGGTGTCAATAGCTTTTACCTTAATGACTTTGTTGGCAATTTAGACTTGACAAATGAATTAGATAAAGATTTTTCCCAAGTCATAAATACAATCAAAGAAATTATTGCTACTCAAAAGTTTGAAGGTGCAAGCGCAGGGCTGCTAAATCCTAACATTATAGCAAGGGATTTAGGTTTAACAGATAAGTCCGAACGTGACATTAAATCTAGTGACGGTTCAATGACGCCAGCAAGAAACATCGAAGACTTTTACAAAGACGATGAATGAAACTAAATCCTGCATTAAAACCATTCTGGCGAACCAAAGCAGATACACGAGTATTGAAAGGCGGCAGGGCATCCACTAAAACATGGGACGCAGCCGGCATAGCTGTGTTTATGGCATCTCAATTTAAGCTTAAGTTTTTATGCATGAGACAATTCCAGAATAAAATACAAGAGTCAGTGTATTCAATTCTATGCCTGCGTATTGAACAGTTTAAAATGCAAGATGAGTTTGAGATATTAAAGACATCAATTGTCCATAAGGGCACAGGCTCAAGCTTTCATTTTTACGGCATACACAGAAACATCACCGAGATTAAAGGATTTGAAGGTGCTGATGTTGGTTGGATTGAAGAAGCAGAAGGGCTAACAAAAGAGCAATGGTCTGTAATAGAACCAACACTGAGAAAAGAAGGTGCCCAAGCCTGGATTATCTACAACCCTAAATTTGTAAATGATTACGTCGAAACCCATTTTAAACATGATCCTACTAACGGTGTTATTGTTAGGCACATAAACTACAATGAGAACCGTTTTTTATCTGACACAATGCGACGTAAAATCCAGCGTTTAAAAGACACTGACTTTGAAGAATACGAACACATTTACCTTGGCATACCGCTAACAGATGATGATCGTGTAATCATAAAGTTATCATGGATAGAAGCTAGTATTGATGCACACATTAAGTTAAACCTTGAACCAACCGGTAAATCACGTATCGGTTATGATGTCGCAGATGATGGCGCTGACATGAACGCCACGGTTGAAACTAAAGGTTTCCTTACCATTGACGCTCAGGAATGGAAAGGCGGCGAGGATGAACTACAAGAGTCATGTAGGCGTGTATATAATCAGGCAAGCAAAAACAAAGCATTGATTACATATGACAGCATCGGTGTAGGTGCTGGTTCAGGTTCTAACTTTAAAGCAATGAACATAGCTAAATTTGGTGAAGGCAGAGAAAACGCAAAGGATTACATTAAATATCAGGGGTTCAATGCAGGCAGTGCGGTTAAACATCCAGATAAGTATTATGGCGACCCAGAAGATAAGATAAAAAACAAAGACCATTTCAGTAACGCAAAAGCGCAAGAATGGTGGTGTATTGCTGATATGTTCCGTAACACATACAATGCCGTAAATGGTAAGTCATATGACCCTGACAACATCATAGCGATATCAAGCAAGTGCCAACACATTGACAAACTAAAGACCGAATTATCAACACCTCGACGTAATTTTGACACATCAGGCAAAGTAAAGGTTGAAAGTAAAAAAGACTTATCAGCCCGTGATGTATTGTCACCAAACTTAGCTGACGCGTTTATTGAAGCGTATATGAACGAAGTCGAAAATTCTGGGCATTCAGGTATTTATGTACCTTCTCGCAAAAGTTCAAGATAAACTATATAATGATTAAAACAATTTAAAGGCATGATAATGGGACCACGAAATCAAGTACTAATCAATGAAATAGCCACTCAGCTTTCGCAAAGCTTACGAAGTGTTCACGGCTCTCTTGATGCAAAGCACACTAAAGCTTGGGATGATTACGGCTATAAAGATGAGCTTGAGTTTGAAGACCATTATCAAATGTATAGGCGTTTCGGTATTGCTAAAGCTGGCATAAAGATGCCGGTTAACTTTACGTGGAAAACATTCCCTAAGATCATGGAAGGTGAAGAAGGTGACGGGGATGCCCGAGATGAGTCAACGCCATGGGAAACATTAATAAAAAGCATATTCACATCTACTAAACTAATGCGCAAACTTAAACGTGTTGATGAGTTTCAACGTGTTGGCCACTATGGCGCATTTGTGGTGCAAATTAGAGGCAGTAAGGCCCAGGCAATGTGGGACAAGCCTTTAGATAAAATCAGAGCCGATCAAATAGTTAAATTTATTCCATTGTATGAAGTGCAACTGGACCCCACAGAATGGGATAATAATGAGCAGTCTGAAAGATATGGGCAGCCGACCATGTACCAGTTCCAAGAGTCAAAGCTAAACGATAGCACGACTCAAGACAATAGGTTGCGCTCAGTACAAGTTCATCATTCACGTGTAATTATATTCGCTGAAGGTGCTGATGATGAATCAATCTATGGCGTACCTGCAAACGAGGCCGGATTTAATGACCTGATCACAATGGAGAAGATCATAGGTGCTGGCGGTGAAGGCTTTTGGAAAAGTGCGGCAATGAAAACCGTTTACACTAATACAAGTAAAGATGCGCCTTTGCCGAAACAAGATGAGATTGATGAATTTAACGAAGCAATAAAAGATTTTGTGGAGGGTCTTGATAAAAGTCTAATGACCGGTGGGTTGGACCCTAAAGTATTAACTGCTGCTATGGCTGACCCTAAAGAACCTTTTACAATTGCGTTACAATCATATTGTGCAGGAATAGAAGTGGCCGCTAAACTATTGATAGGCTCACAAGAAGGCAAACTTGCATCAGAAGAAGATGCCAGATTCACTATGTCAGCTATGCAATCAAGACGTGAAGACTTTGGCACAATCATGGTGCAGTCTTGTGTTGATTGGATGACATCACACGGCATAATCAATAAAAGTAGTTACTATGTTGAATGGGATGACTTACTAGCACCATCAGACAAAGACAAGTTTGAATTAGGCGCCCAACTATCAAAGATAATTATTGAAATGACAGCAAGATTTGGAGAGCCACCAATTGACCCAAGTGAAGTTGCTATCACCATGGGTTTCAAGCCTTACAGTGAACCCGTTGTTGGTGGTGAGTCAGACTTTGACGATTTAGATGCCATAGATGACAAAACCATTGAAGAGTAACATTAAGAAGTTCACTCGAATAGAGCTTGACCCAACTAAGCAGGCGGGAACAAGACGGCGGGCAATGGCAAACATCAGGCGTAAGCTATTAGGCGCTAAACGTGAGGTTCAGGCACTTGTTAAAAGCCTACCTGCAACATTAGTAACCAATCGAACAGAATACATATATGAGTTAGATGATATTCGTATGCAGACAGTTGATATTCGCATCCGTGAGATAATTAACAAATGGTTTGAGACTCAAACAGACGGACGGCCAGCTAGGTTCTTTATGAACCCTTACATAAGCGCATCTTATAGCATGGGCACTGAGGACTCAGTTGTAAGGACTGCAATGTTAGCTGGCCAAGCTGGTTATTCCACTGCTGACATATCACAACTTGAAGTTGAACAGATATTTAAATCAGGCATTTACGAACGTCGAGTGGCATTAGTATTTGGCCGGACGTTTAACGAGATGAAAGGATTCTCAGGTGATACAGCGACAGATTTAGCCCGTGTATTATCTCAAGTTGTAACTGATGGCGATTCACCTCGAGTAGCGCAGAAATTAATAGCACAACGATTTAATGTTGCAGACAGTCGAGCCGAAAGAATTTCACGTACTGAGATAAACCGAGCTTATACGGTATCCAGAGCAGAGCAGGCAGACGATACATCTAAGAGGTTAGGCATTGACGTGCGTATGATACATCGTTCGTCTCTGTTGCCCACAACTCGCGTTAAACACGCTGCAAGACATGGAACAGTTCACACAATACAAGACCAGAATGATTGGTGGAGTACAAACGGCAACCGTATAAACTGCTATTGCTCAACTAGTGAGGTTGTTTACAGTAAAGACGGCAAACCGTTCGATGGTGGTTCAATCACTAAGATGTTAGAGCAAAAGAAAGGTTGGGCACAGGCTTAATTTGTTTAACATGAAAGCCCCAATTAAGGGGCAGTTAATGGATGGTTAATTTTTAAGAAAACGCGCATGGGTCAGCGTCAATTAAAAGCTGTTTTATATTTTCATGGTCGTTACATTCTTCAATTGGGCACCAGTCACAGTCTAATAATTTTAAATCACCGTTACAGTCTGATAGTGCGTAAGATTCACCTTCAACAAGAAACCAATAATTAGTTGTCTCATCTTGAACGTTTTGTTCTGTTGTTATGTAATCTGCTGTACGTGTAGTCATTATATTCTCGCTTCGGTTGTTTGCTTTAGAAACACCATAATATTACATCCTAATTCAGATGTAAACACTAATTAGATATTAAATTACTTGGTTAATACATATCATAAACAACTGATTCTTAAACCTGGCTACTTCACGTAACTTATATTGACGTGTTTCATACATAGGGTATTGATAGGCTAGGTTAACTATCAGAAGGCTTGTTTCACTGCCTTCAAGCACTTCATACAGTTCAGACATTTCAACGCCATCTTGTCGCATTTCCATTATGCTACCGGCAAGGGATGAAACACCTTTACAATGTTCAGTATTTTCATCTGCAACTGACCCAAATGATAATAGGGCTGTGATTGTTAATAAAGTTAATTTATTCATAGTGTACGCTCCAAAATTGTAAATATTGCAAACCCTAATAAATTACCTGAAATAGCAGCCAATAAAAGCACAGCTAAATACTGCCATGTAATTATATGTTCTTTAATTTTTTCGTCAGCTGGCCCAATAGGTTTGCATAGGGCTGGAATGTTTTTAATGCTTGCAAAACCGACTTTTAAAGCTTCTGCATCAATATTGCTAATTGTGAATCCACCACCACCTCCACCCATAACCTTGCCTTTATTGGCTAGGGTGACATCCTCATTAATGATTCGCTTAGGTGATTGTTTCATACCGTAAAACGCCGCCCAATAATCAATAATTTCTGTAGAAGTACGAACTGCCTTTTGATGTGCAGTTATATCCAACGCATTAATATAATCAATCTTATGTTGTAGTGCTGCTGGCACCTTACCAATTTTAGAATCTTCTTTCTTAGCATTATCGCTAATGGCTTTTACACCCTCCAAATACTTAATATAATCAATCTTATGCTGCTCTGGTATCTTATCCATCACTTGCTCTTCGCTTCCAGTTTTTGGGTTAGTTTTTGGCTCAAAAGCAAACGTAAACTCGCGTGTTCTTACAGTATTATTCGGGACGCTCATCATTTACTCTCCAATTCATTAATAAAATCATCAAATTTACGCTTTTCAGCCGCCGTCATTGCTGAACTATTGCCAATTAGTATTTTAGGTGTGAATGCAATTTCTGAACTACACACGACATTCTTTTTAATTGGAATCTGACAGTTAAAGGCTGAAATCTCAACGCCGCCGAGTGTTACTGTAACGTTATTAGCACACACAATAGCCATCACTTACTCTCCAATTCATCAATCATATTCTGGATCATCTCTTTCTGCTTAGTGTCTTCTTGCTTGCAGTGTGTGCGATACCAGTTCAATGAGTAGCCTATCTTTTTACAGAACTCTTTGAGGTCATAGCCTTTGTCTTTTATCTTGCGTGTTGTTGGGTACATTATTTGCTTCCTTTGGGTGTAGTGACCGTTACTTCGCCACTTGATAAAGCATCAAACGAAATATAACCTTTCTTTGATACTTTGAGCGAGCCTATAAGAAAATCACCACTGAAATTATTTCCATCCATAACAAAATCAATCGTGACCAAGTTCTCTCGACATAAAGACGCTTCTATAAATGGTTCATTATAATCACATTCATTTTTTAGCTTTTTTGCAATTATGTTGAACCCTTTAAGTTCTGTTATTTCGGGGTTGTTTAAAATTGCATTGCCAATTGGCAAGACATGAATTCTGCTTTTACTAGTGGTAACTAATGACCTGCCATTTATAAATATTCTGCTTTTCATATTATTCCCCGTTACCTTTTAGTGTTTCAACCACTGCCATTGGTCTTATGTTTGTGCAGTCAATAGAACGGTAAATATTTACGTATTTTGTAAACCCCATAAATGATTTGCCACTTATTGAATAAACCCCAAGAACGTCTTTTGTGTCACCATAATCAAATGTGTAAGCTTTCCCATGTGTCAATATTACTGATGCTGGTGAGCCTGTTTTGTAAAGATTTACAAACCTATTAAGTTCTGCGTATTTATTTGGCGTTATTTTCATTGCTAATGCATTGTTTAAAATTGCTTCACTTAACTGCATTTCTAATTGGCATATTTTACGTTGATACTTTAACTCATCATCTTGGTTCATTAGCGTGCTCTCCATTGGTGTCATTGTGCATCGTTGATTTGTGTGTGGTGGTATCTTATCCATTATTTACTCCCCGCTTGATGTTGTAGCATTCTAAAACGCTTGCAGAGGTAACTGTGCAGTCATATAAGCTCTTAAAGTCCCAGTTTATTTCAAATCCAAATGCAATAAATGTAAAAACACATTTAATAGCTGAACTTATCATTATAATAATAATAAGAAGGTCAATCATTTTGTCAACATCATCCATTATTTACTCCCCGTTGTTTGTATCTTTTAGTTGTTTTAGCTGTTTTATGTCATCCTAGAACATTATATTTGCTATTGCAAGCGTTTGTTTGACTACTCAGACCAATTAAAATATAATTGCCGCATATTTAAAATGTAAATGGTTTATACATGCCTCAAGCTCATATTTCATTATTTGCAAACATATCTAAATCGCAGATAAAAGAGACTGACACTCATTTCAATATTGAGGGTGTTCCTGTCACTGTTGATGATGCAGTAATGAATGGCATACACTACAGCGCCGAGAATAATAAGCTTGGTATGCCTTCTATTCGTGACCGTGTTGTCACCTTGTCACATCCAACTACAATTAATGGCTCTGGTGTTGATGCCTATGCCGGTGAATCATTGCAGAAGTTTTACAGCGGTGGCCATATCGAAACTGTGTACGCTGATAGTGGCACATGGAAAGTTAATATTTCTATTGATAAAGACATTCTCAGGGCGCAAGACAAAAAGCAAGACTCAAACTTTTATGACAGTCTAGCTAATCAGCAAGATATTGGTGTTAGTACTGGATTATATGCAGAGATTGAACCGACTGTAGGTAAGAACGCCAAGGGTGTTGACTATGAAGGGACAGCAACTAAGCAAGTGTATAACCATCTAGCCATGCTCGACTCTAGCGAAGCCCCTGCCGGTGGACAGTCAACATTTATGCGATTTAACAAAGAGGCACAGGATAAAGTTGTGATCAACTTAGCTGATTATATGCCTGACTCAATACCAGATACAATTGTCAAAGTCGAAGAGGTAGGCGAAGAAAAGCCTGAATCTAAAGATGAATTTAACAGCCTTTTAGCTAAATTACTTGCCCTTTTAGGAATGAGTAAATTGGCCGGAAACACAGAAAACAAACCCCAACAAAACGAGGAAAACGCGATGCCTGACGACATCAAGAAAAAAATGAAAGCTTTGAAAGACAACGGCTCATACAAAGAAGGTATGACTGATGACGAGATAAGTAACGCATTTGAAAAGATGGGTAATATGGATGATGCGCAGAAGGCTAAAGAAGTCGCGCAGAACTCAGAAATACTTAACGCCATTCAAGCTTTGACTGAAAAGGTCACTGGACTTGAATCCAAATTAAACGCAAAAGACGAGTCGGTTAAAACCGCATTAGTTGACGAATTGAAAGATTTGGATACTGGTCTTGGGCTTAACTCTTTGCAAAAGTTAGAAGTTGAAGAGCTGCAAACTTTACACAATAAAGTTACTGGCCAAACCTTTGCATTGAATGGCACATTCCGCCAATCTAAAACGGCTGTTGATGATTATGCAGACAGCTTTCAAAATACGGGAGCTAACTAATGGCTAAGCGTAAGATTTACTTAGGTCCAATCAATAGCGGTCTTAATGGCCCGTTAATGGTTGAAGGCTTGGCAGTTGATGCTTTTACCCCGGGTGAGCTTTTGGTTCAGTCTGCATCAGGTTTAGCAACATCCGGCTTGGCTGCAACGGTATTCACTAGCGAGTGTTTGCTTGCAAAAGAAATATCAGAATCAGAAGGTGGCACCATTGCTACCGCTTATACTATCGGTGATACTGCCACAGCTATTGCTTTGCGCTCTGGTGAGTTTGCTAACGCAGTTGTTGCAGCTTCGCAGAACATCACAAGTAAAGGCGTAGGGTTAGCCTCAAACGGTTCTGGTCAACTTGCTATTGCTGCTACTGATGGCACCGAGCAGATACTTTTTTATTCAGATGAAATTGTTAACACTGGTGGCGCTGCTGCTCTTGTTACAGTTCGTAAAGCGTAAGGAGCTTACTAATGTCTATTATTTTTAATGACGCGCTTTACACCAACGACTCTAGCGCGGGTCGTATCATGACGCAGCAAAAACAAACAGTTATTGCAATGCGTAACAATGGCCATCAAGCACATAAAGATATGCTAGCAACTACTAACGTTGCACGTACTCCGGCTGAAGCTTATCGTGAGATGGACCCAACATCCAAGATCGAACAAGTGCCCGCTGGTGAATTTGCTTTGCTAACCCGTGTTTTGGGTAAAGTTAAGCCGATTAACTTAGGTCGTAAGCTTTATGAATACCGCAAAGCAAGTGATATGAACAAAGGTCAAAGTTCAATGACTGGTAATATTGGTGTAAAAGCTGATAAAGTTGATTACAGCTACGCTGGCACTGTTGTTCCAATTCATGATAAAGGCTTTGAGATTGACTGGCGTGAACATACTGCTATGCAAGCAGAAGGGTTTGATGAACTTGTAGATTATGCCCGTGAAGCCGAACGTGGTTTGATGCAGACTAAAAACGATTATCTTTGGACAGGTAACGCGGGTTTAGTGTTTAAGGGTGTTAGTTGGTTAGGCATTAAAGCTGACCCAACGGTTGCGACTGCTACAATCGGTGTATTGCTTGCTGCTACTGCAACCACAGCAGATAACATACGTGCAGAAGTTGCTCGTATTCGTGACATATTGTACATCACTAACAACAGCACCAACCCGCTTGATTTAGTTATATCACGTGAGATTGCATCTAACTGGGAACGTCCATTTAGTACTGCTGATGGTAACTTTGGCACAATCGGCGATTACATTAGCAAATTGCGCGGCATCAAAGAGATTTACGAAGATTCAAATCTTTCTGGTGAAGAAATCAGCTTTTTGTATAACGACCAAGCTGGTTTTCACGGTGTATCAGGTATGGCAATTAATACCTATGCAATGCCTCGCCTTTATCACAACAGCCCTTTTGCATATACCAAATGGTGCGCCCTTGGTTTTATTGCGAAAGAAGATTTCACTGATCGTAAGTGTGCTTTGTACGCTACAACTGCGTAAGGGGTAATTTATGCCTAATAAGCGTGTTTTAGTAACCTCAAAGGGCTGTTACGCTGTAAATGAAAAGGGTGTAACAGTTGAGCTTGAAGAAGGTCAAGAAGCTGAAGTTGAAGATGCTCAGGCTAATGTATTTGTTAAAGTTGGTAAAGCCAAGTTAATAATTAACAAACACAAGCAAAGAACTAATTAATTTAGTCGATTAATTATAAGGGTCGGCATAGGTCGGCCCTTTTTATATAAGGTTTATAATGTCAGCAACATCACGAAAAAGTATGTCAGGCACAATTGGCGAGACATTGTTAAATACAATTGTTCTTGACTCATTTGGTGCTCAAATTATAGACGTGCTTTTTTATGATGATGAAGGCTTAGAAGTAACACCAACAGGCGGATTTTACTCAATTCAATATTCACCGAATAGTAAAGTTTGGTTAGATTTTGAAGGTGTACAATTTCCAGCTAATGCAATTCAGCCGGTGGAAGATTGGCAAGCAAGCGGTGTAATCGAGCAAATACGAGCAGTTCCATTTAGCATAACTGGTGCTACATCATGGAAGGTTAAATATCGAACGCATGGCATAGGTATGCCTATGTTGCCTGCAAATAATCTGACATCTAACAGGTATTTTAGCGGCATTCTTACTGTTAAAGTAGATGGGTTTGACCATTCAGTTTTGCAAGGTAATGCTGTAAGCGTGTCAAGGCGGCTAACGATACCTAAAAATAGCAGTGTTAGCATTAGGGTCAGAAAAAATGCTGACTCCGTGATTACTTTTGCGGCTGCCGACGGTGTTTTTGTTAGCTATTCAGACGGTGTGGTATCTGGAAATCTCATAGGGTTAGCAAGCGGTGAAAGATTAAATACCCTTGAGGAGCTTAGATTTCAATCATCATTTGAATTTTATGATGGTCCTGCAGTAGGTGAGCTGTCAATTACAAAAAAAGATAGGATTGACGTTTTCTTTGTGAGTAATGGCGGGGGCGTAATTCAACTGGAAAATACAACAGACTCAAGCATAGAAACGTTTTTTTCATGCGGTGTCGTTACTTTGTCCCCCCCTGTAACACCTTACATGCTAATCCCAACCACAGCTTTAACAGAAACAACTTTAATGGAAACTTACAATGGCACAGATTAATATACCTGGTGGCGGCATTTGGTCTACAATTGCTACTGCATTAAATAACATGTTTGCAGAGGTCTTTGGTCGTACAGGATGGGGTGATTACTCTGATGGTCTTTACACTGAAGCTTCACCACTTGCATTGGTTGCTAACGTTGCAACCTTTTTGCCCAATGATAAAGCAACAACATTAGAAACCCAGAAGCCTACTGATATTGCAACGTTTTACGATGGCGCAAGAATTATTGGCCGGAATGGCGATGGATTAGCTGTAACTGTAAATTTTAAAGCTAAACCTACAGTTACCGCAACTGATGAGGTTATGGTGTTTGTTGACATTACAGCAGGCACAGGAACCCCAGTTAAATTTGCTAATTTATTTAAAAATATAACATCTTTTAAACAAGGTGTTGGTGTTGAAAGACCTATTTCTTTGACGTTTAGCGGGTACACAGCAAGTACGTGGGAAACAAACGGCGGTAGAATAAAAATACAAGCAAACGGAGCTTGTGATGTTTATGATATATCTTACACAATAACTAGAACACACAAGGCGCGATAATGGCAATAGTAATTACAGTCTCAGATGTAAAAGATTTCTGCGCAGACGCCTCAAGTCTGTCAGACTCAGCTATTCAGATTTATATTGATATGGTTAATCAAGCTGATGTGTGTCTTGATTTAAACCTAATAATTGCCGCTGTACAAAAGTTCTTAAAGCTAAATGCCATATGCCATTACATCACTCAGGCGGGCGGTGGGCAGGTTAAGTCTGAGCGTGATATGGATGGTGCTAGTGTAACATTCGAGACATACCAGCGTGAAGGCTACGGGCTTGTATCAACGACATTTGGACAAAACATATTGAATAGCGGCAATTCTGGTTGCTTTGGTTTTATGAATGCTAAGCCTAGCCGATTTATGGTGGCGACAGGGCGATGAGTAGAGTAAGAGCGCGATTCCTTAAAGATACTGTTACACGGTGGCGTATGCCTGCTTATGATCCTAATAACATATATGCATCAACATGGGGTTCACCCATTACATTGAAATGTAACTTTATGAATGGCGGTTCAATACAACGTGATCAAGATGGCGCAGATTTTCAACCCGCAACAACATACAGATGTAAGTTAGGCGATGTGATTACTGGTGATCGTGTTGTGCTTGGCACCTCAGTAGCTACAGAGCCGCCAAATAACGCTGAAACTGTACGCAGTAAAAACACCGGCACAACTTTAGTAGGTTCTGCAGACATGACTTTTTACACGGGGTAATTTATGACTAAAGAACATTGCAGTTTGAGCATTAGAGTTGACGAAGATGGATACACTTATATTGTAGATGACCGAGGTTTAAAAGTTAAAGGAGTCACAGCGCTTAAAATAGATATGAATTCTGACGAAATAACCGAAGCCACTATTAAATTCTTTCCTGCTCCAAAGAAAAAAGAAGGAGATAAAAGCATAGGTGTTGGTGTTGGCAGGATGAGAATATTTTAATGCCATTTAAATCAGGTAAATCACCACAGGATGTAGCAAAGAAGGTTAATGATAAGATTGACCACATTGTCAACGTTCAACTTGAGGGTGCTTTAACTGCCGTAATTTATGCTATTGGTGGAAAGGCTGATTTTTATGTGCCTGTTGATACTAATGCGTTGATGACTAGCCGCGCTGTACATATTGCACCACACAACAAGGGCTACAGAGCCACTTTAAGTTATGGAGGTCCAAAGGCTTCATATGCACTATATTTGCATGGTACGGCTACATATAGCCCTCTTTGGAAACCTAAACCAAGAGGAGCGCCAGGTAAACCAACAGGCGGATATAATCCAAGTGCAAAGCCAGGATGGATATTTAGGGGCGTCAATGAAACAGATATTGAAGGCATGTTCGCGGAGGCTATGAAAATATGAGTGCAACCAGTAGACCTATGGACTTAGTTAGGGACCATATTAGAAACAATGTTCTTACAACATATTTATCATCTGTAATGTGGGATGAATCAGAACAGCCATTTACAAACCGAGATGCAAGCATAATATTTGCGCGTCAAGAAGGCCGGCAGGTTAACGGATTTATAAGAGTGCATGATGTACAAGTCTGGTTATTTTGCAAAGCCGGTGCTGATATTGGTGATGCTAATACATTGTTCAATGATGCAAACCTAGCATGTGATTATATTATGTCTACGAATTTTATTTTGACAGATGCAGATACCGGCAAGGCTCCACTTATTATTGAGCATGTAACAGGACCATACAGAACAAACGAAAACAGATATTTTTACCGCTTTACGGTGCGTGTTCTATCTTAAATTAAACAGTGTTACAATTAACAAAACTGGAAACCCAGTTAACCACAGAGGATTTATATTATGAGTGTTGGAATTGGCGTAATAGGCCGTGAAGTAACTTACACATTTGGCGGCGTTGCAGTTCAAGGGCGCATGACTAAATCACTAGAATTAACTAACACACGCGGTGAAACGGGTGACGAGTCAAGTTCTGGACACACTGAAGCACTTGCCAAAGCATTGGAAAAAGCGGGTTCTTTAACTGTTGAGGGTCTAGTTAAAAACTATGAACTATTTGCATCATACTTTACTAGCGCATCACAAATTTATGCAGTCGCTTTTACGTTCCCTGATGGATCCACATTAGCTCAAGATTTCTTTATGGATTCTTTAAGCACTGGTATGCCTTACAATGAATTATCAACATTCAGCATGAGTCTTTCTAGTTCTGGTGCACCGGCTTGGGTAAGTGGTACTTAATGGCCAACTTTCTTAGTAAGTCTATTACTATAAAATGGGGTGACAGTGAACATAAAATAGCTGTCACTAATGATTTATGTAATCACTTAGAATCAAATGGGATCAACTTGTTTAATATGCAACTTGATCTTAATTCGGGTAAATCACCTAAATTGTTTTTATTGGGTAATTTAATAACTCAACTGCTTCGACATGTTGGCGTACCTGCAATGCAAGATGAAGTTATGAAAAAGCTGACAAGAGAGCCAGCCGATTCAATCGCATTGTATCAATTTGGAGTGTCATTTATTTCTATGGTCTTTCCTGCTGTGGATGAATCAGAGCTGGGAAAGTCAGAGCCGGAGACGGCGCAGAAATAACGGAATATCCTTGGATGGATATGTATGATGCTTGTATGCGCCTTGACATGGATAGTGAGGTTTATTGGCGCATGTCACCCCAAGAAGCATACAGATGGTTGATTGCTAAAACGCCAGAGTTAAGAATAGGCGGTTTAGGCAAAAAAGACATCGAAGAAATGGCCGCTAACATAAGAAACGACGAGGATAAATACATCTAATGGCTGAAAAAGTTGGCGGCATTGAATACACAGTTGACGCAGATGCTAGCAGCTTAAAAACTGCTGGTGAAGCTGTCACGTCATCTACAAACAAAATGGTTGACGACTTTGGCAAGGTTGACAAACAGCAAGAAAAAAGCAATCAAGCAAGTAAAAAAGCCACTGATGTAACCCTTAAAGAAACAAAAGCCCAAGTAAATGCCAGAGAAGTAGCAGCACGTAAAATTGTTCGGTCACAAGAAAAAGTTGCTAAGGAAATAAAAGACCTTGCAGCAAAAAACCAAAGGACAGCAGAGAAAACGGCTCAGGTAATTGCAAGAGAAGCCAAAGAACAAGCCACAATAGTTCAACGTGAAGCCCGCGAGACATCTAAAATAGCTGCTGCCGAAGCCAGAAAGAAAGCTAAAGCGGTTGAAATGGCGCTTAAACAAGAAGCAGCAGCACAAAAA